ACCGTCGGCGGCGACGAGGCGGAGGCGCCGCCGCCGACGGTGAACTAGGTGGCGGCAGCCAGGGAGGGCTGGAACTTCGCCTGCCCGGACTGGAAGGACAGGCTGAGGGCCGGGCGCAGCCTGGTCCCCGACCTGCCGCTCGACGCCAAGGAGGCGGCGCGCGCTACGGCCATATTCAACCGGCTGCGGCTGCCGGACGTGCCCGGCAACCCGTCACTCGGCGAATCGGGCGGCGACTGGGTGCGCGACCTGGTGGCCCCGGTGTTCGGGTCGATCGACGCCGACGGGGTGCGGCACGTCGGCGAGTTCCTGAGCCTGGTGCCGAAGAAGAATATCAAGACGACCGGCGGCGCCGGGATCATGCTGACCGCGCTGCTGGCCGAGGATCCGAAGCGGAGCCGCAACCAGCAGTTCCACCTCTACGGGCCGACACAGCCGATCGCCGAGCTCGCCTTCTACCAGGCGGTCGGGATGGTCCGGGCCGACCCGGACGGCTACCTGCAGAAAAGGTTCCACATCCGCGACCACGTCAAAACGATCGTCGACCAGGTCACCAACAACGAGCTACGGGTGAAGACGTTCGACATGAAGGTGTCGACGGGAACGATCCCGAAAGGGGTGCTGGTCGACGAGCTGCACGTCCTTGGGTCGATGCACTATGCGAGCCGGGTGATCGGCCAGATCCGCGGCGGCCTGGTCAGCAGGCCGGACAGCTTCCTCGGCTTCATCACGACCCAGTCCGACGAGCCGCCGTCGGGAGCGTTCCGGGCCGAGCTGATGCTGGCACGCGGTATCCGCGACGGCTCGATCACGGGCAAGGCGGCGCGGATGCTGCCGGTGCTCTACGAATTTCCGGAGGAGGTGCAGACCTCCGACGAATGGCGCGAGCCCAAGATCTGGCACCAGGTCAACCCGAACCTCGGGCATTCGGTGACGATCGACAGGCTCGAGGCGGACTGGGCGCAGGCCCAGGAGAAGGGCGAGGAGGAGGTCCGGCGCTGGGCGTCGCAGCACCTCAACGTCGAGGTCGGGCTGGCGCTGCACAGCGACCGCTGGCGCGGCGCCGATTATTGGGACGGGGCGGCCGACGAGACGCTGACCCTCGACTCGCTGATCGAGCGCTCGGAGGTCGTGGTGGTCGGCGGCGACGGCGGCGGCCTCGACGATCTGTGGGGGCTTTGCGTGGCGGGCCGCGAGCGCGGCACCGACCGCTGGCTCTACTGGTTCAAGGCCTGGTGCTGGCCCGACGTGCTCGTGCGGCGCAAGCAGATCGAGCCGCTGCTCAGGGACTTCGAGAAGGATGGGGACCTGGTGATCTGCCAGGATCGGCCACCCCCGTCGATCGACTGCGACGAAGCGGAATATGAGCTGCCGCAGGACCTGCGTGAAATCGTCGAGATCATCGCCAAGGTCCACGCCAGCGGGAAATTGCCGGCGAAGAACGCGGTCGGCCTCGACGCGCAGGGCGTGAGCGACCTGGTCGATGCGCTGCTTCGGGTCGGGCTCGGCGAGGAGCAGATCGTCGCGATCGGCCAGGGCTATCGGCTGATGAGCGCGATCATCGGCATGGCGCGCCACCTGAAGTTCAAGAAGGCCGTGCACTCCGGGTCGCGAATGATGGCCTGGTGCGCGGGCAACGCAAAAGAAGTGGCGGGGAGGCAGTCGGTGATGATCGACAAGGTCGCCACGGGGTCGGCGAAGATCGACCCGCTGGTCGCGGGGTTCAACGCGACCAAGCTGCTCGAGGCAGGCCCCGAGGCGGCGAAGGGCGACAACGGGGGGCTGTCGGCCTGGGCGCGGAGCCTGAAGCCGCAGAAGGCGATGGCCGCGTGAGCTGGAGCAGGAAATTGCTCGCAGCAGTGGGTTGGCCGGAGACGCCGGCGCTGACGCCGCCGCAAGGACCGCGTGCGGATTCCTCGCGGGTGGTGTCGATCCAGCGGCCCGAGGACTGGCGGGGGGACGTCGCAGCCGGGGTTTGCGTCAACGACGAAGCGGCGATGCGGCTGTCGGCCTTCTGGGCGTGCGTGCGGCTTCGCGGCGGGATCATCGGCTCGATGCCGCTGCCGGTCTACCGGACTGAGGACGGCATCGCCGTCCAGCAGCGCGGGTCGGCGCTGTGGAAGGTGCTTCACGACAGCCCGAACGCCGACCAGACGCCGACCGACTATTGGGAGTTCGCGTCGGTCAGCCTCGACCTGCGTGGCAACCATTACGCCCGCAAGCACCGCAACGCGCGCGGCGAGCTGGTGGCGCTCGAGCCGATCCGCCCGGACATCATGCATGTCTACCGCCGACCGAACGGTCGGCTCGGCTATCGCTGGAGCTGGAACGGCAAGAGCTTCGACCTGGACGAGGACGAGGTGTTCCACGTCCGCGGCTTCGGCGGCGGCCCGCTGGGCGGGCTGTCGGTGATCGCCTACGCACGGGAAAGCCTGGGAATCGCCATCGCCGCCGACCGCGTCGCGGGGTCGATGTTCGCCAACGGCGTCAAGCCGAGCGGGGTGCTCAAGTTCAAGGACTGGCTCGAGGCCGAGCAGAGGGCGGAGGCGCGAGCCGACATCGAGGAGCAATTCACCGGGGCGATGAGCGCCGGTCGGCCGTTCATCCTGGAGGGCGGGTCGGAGTGGCAGCAGATCTCGCTCAACGCCGATGACGCGCAGCTGCTGCAAAGCCGGGGGTGGTCGGTCGAGGACATCTGCCGCTGGTTCCTGACTCCGCCCGTGCTGATCGGGCACAGCGAAAAGCAGACGAGCTTCGGCACGGGGGTCGAGCAGGTGCTGCTCGCCTATCTCAAGTTCAGCCTGGGGCCGGTGCTGCGCCGGATCCGCCAGGCGATCTGGAAGCAGTTGCTGACTCCGGCGGAGCGCGCCGCGGGGATGTTCGCCGAGTTCAACGTCGAGGGGCTGCTCGCCGGATCGAGCAAGGAGCGGGCGGAATTCTACGAGAAGATGGTCCGTATCGGCGCCTATTCGATCAATGAGGTGCGGGCGAAGGAAAAACTGCCGCCGGTGCCAGGCGGCGACGTGCCGCGGATCCAGATGCAGAACGTGCCGGTCGACCAGGCCGACAAGCGGGAGGGCGAGGAATGAGCATTCGCAAGCTGCCGGCGGTGACCGCGCCCGACGCGCCCGAAGGCGTGCGCTGGGATCTTCACCCGCAGGCGCGCGACCGCTGGGAGCGGGGAGTGACCGCAGCGGCGGCCGACGGCGAGGACACGATCTCGATCCTCGAGCCGATCGGAATCGACTTCTGGACCGGCGAGGGGGTGACGGCCAAGCGGATCGCCGCGGCACTGCGGTCGATCGGCGACAAGCCGGTGACGGTACTGGTCAACTCGCCCGGCGGCGACTTCTTCGAAGGCCTGGCGATCTACAATCTGTTGCGCGAGCACCCCAAGGCCGTGCGGGTCGAGGTGCTCGGGATCGCGGCCAGCGCCGCCTCGATCATCGCCATGGCCGGGGACACGATCGCCATCGGCAAGGCGGCGATGATGTTCATCCACAACACGCAATGGTTCGCCGCCGGCGATCGCCACGTCATGGCCAAGGCGGCCGAGGAGATGAAGCAGTTCGACGACCTCGTCGCCGAGCTTTACGCCGACCGGACCGGCCAGGAGCCCGGGGTCGTTCACCGCTGGATGGACAAGGAGACCTTCTTCTCCGGCGGCGACGCCGTCGAGGAGGGGTTCGCCGACGAGCTGCTCAAGAGCGACAGCCGGCTGAAGCCGCGGGCGGAGGCGGAGACGCCCGCCGCCTACCGGCTCGAGGCCTTGCTCGAACGCCACAACGTGCCGCGCGCCGAGAGGCGCAAGGCGGTGCGGGAATTCATTGAGAGTACGCCGGGCGCTGCTCTCGACCCAGGGGGCACGCCGGGCGCTGCCTCCGACGGCACGCCGGGCGCTGCCGACTGCGACGAGGGGCTGGCCCATCTTCGCGCCGCGAGGATGCGCTTCAACCTCAACTGACCAACCCGCCCAACGGCAATCCCGCCGGGGCACGGAGGACATCATGGACTTGAAGGAACTGAACGACACGCTGAAGGGCGTGTCGGCCGACCTGGAGCGCGTCGGATCCGAGCTCCGCACCAAGGCCGAGGCCGCGCTGACCGAGGCGAAGAATGCCGGCACGCTGTCGGCCGAGACCAAGCAGGCGGTCGACGAGCTGCTGACCAAGCACAACGCGAAGGCGCAGGAGATCGACGGCATCACTGCCCGGATCGACGAGATCGAGCAGAAGGGCGTGCGCGGCGGCGGCCGCGACGAGGCGCCCAAGTCGATCGGCGAGCGGTTCGTCGAGGACGACAACGTCAAGGCGTGGCTGGGGTCGAGCCCGAGCAAGGGCAAGGCCGACATGCGCGTCCAGGCGGCGCTGACCTCGGCGACGACCGATGCCGACGGTTCGGTCGGCGACGCGATCGCGCTGACGCGGCTGCCCGGCATCCTGCCGCTGCCGCAGCGGCGGCTGACGGTGCGCGACCTGCTCACGTCGGGACGGATGGACGGCAACACGCTCGAGTACGTCCAGGAGACCGGCTTCACCAACGCTGCGGCGCCGGTCGCCGAGGGCGCCGCCAAGCCCGAGTCGGACCTCAAGTTCGACCTGGTCTCGACCACCGCCAAGGTGATCGCGCACCACATGAAGGCGTCCCGCCAGGTGCTCGACGACATCGCCCAGCTGCGCAGCGTGATCGACCAAAGGCTGATCTACGGGCTCGCCTATGTCGAGGAGAACCAGATCCTCAACGGCAGCGGCACCGGCCAGAACCTCAACGGCATCGTCACCCAGGCGACCGCTTATGCGGCGCCGTTCGACCCGCCGGGCACCGAGACGGCGATCGACATCGTCCGGCTCGCGATGCTGCAGGCGGCTCTGGCCGAATATCCGGCAACCGGAATCGTCATGCACCCGAGCGACTGGGCGCGGGTCGAGCTGACCAAGGACGGCGACGGGCGCTACGTGATCGGCAACCCGCAGCAGGTCGCTCAGCCGACGCTGTGGGGCCTGCCGGTGGTCGCCACCCAGGCGATGGACGTCGACACCTTCCTGGTCGGCGCCTTCCGGCTTGGCGCGCAGATCTTCGACCGTTGGGATGCCAGGGTCGAGGTCGGCTACGTCAACGACGACTTCACCAGGAATTTGGTGACGATCCTCGCCGAGGAAAGGCTGGCGCTGGCGGTCTACCGGCCCGAGGCGTTCGTCTACGGCGACTTCGGCTTCGCCGCCTGAGTGAGCTGACGGGACCGGCCCTAAAGGCCGGTCCCGCTTTTCCGTCGGGCGTGCCGAACACCCGACCGAAAAGCGGGACCAGGCAGAGGAGAGAGACGATGGCGGATGCCAAGGTGAAGCTGCTGCGGCCGCTCGACGGCAAGGCGAGGGGCGACGAGGCGACCTATCCGGAAGCCGACGCCGAGCGGCTCGAGCGGCTCGGCGCGGTCAGGATCGTAGAGCGGCCGAGGCGCAAGGCCGCAAACGCCAGCGGCGATGCGTTCGACCATGACGGCGACGGCAGGCCCGGCGGGTCGAGGAAGGGCGCCCAGTCGACCCGGGCCAAGGGTGCAGCTCGGCGCAAATCGCGCGCCTGACGGACAGTTACGGAGGGTTCGTGCCGCATGCTCAAGGCTTTGATGAAGCCCCTGCGCCGCGGCACCGATGAAGGCTTTGGAACAGGGGAGGGCGTGAAGTGGCTGTCGACCTGACCCTGGCGAAGCAGCATAGCCGGATCGAGAGCGGCCACGAGGACGCGCTGCTCGAGCATTATCTCGCCGCGGCGGTGGCCGCGGTCGAGAAAGCGAGCGGCAAGTTCCTCAGCGTCAAGCCGTTCAGCCAGCGGCTCGCCGGCTTCCCGAGGCGCTCGCCGTTCACCGTGCGGCTGTTCTTCGGGCCGGTGCGGACGGTCGACGAAATCGCCTTCGACCCGGCGGGCGGCGGAGCGGAGGAAATGCTCGGCGATTTCCGCCTGGTCGAGGGTCCGCAACCGGCGCTGCTGCCGGCTTATGGCGCGACCTGGCCCGACGTGCTGCCCGGCCCCGGGACGGTCCGGATCTCCGGCACCGCCGGGTTCGCAGACGGCGAGGCTCCCGAGCTCGACCAGGCGGTGCTGGCGCTGTTCGAGCATTTCAATTTCAACCGCTCGGCGGTGGTGACCGGGACGATCGCGACCGAGCTTCCGATCGGCGTCAAGGCGCTGATCGCGCCCCATCGCCCGGTCGGGATCGGCTGACCGTGGGCAATCCGTTAACCGCCGCCGGTCGGATCGACCGGCGGGTGACGATCGAGCGGGCGACGGCTGAGCGCAACGCGGTCGGCCAGCGGGTCGAGAGCTGGGCGGCGACGGCGACGCGCTTCGCGGCGGTGGCCCCGGCGCCGGGCACGGAGCGGTTCGCCAGCGGCGAGACGGCGGCGAATGCGCCGATGCGGTTCGTGTTTCGCTGGGAGCCCGACCTGGTGCGGGTGACCGACCGCCTGCTGCACGAGGACGGGCGGCATTACGACGTCCAGTCGGTGACCGAGATCGGCCGCCGCGAGGGCTGGGAGGTGCTGGCCGTGGCGCGTGCGGAAACGGAACAGGAATGAGGCGGATCCGCGGCGCCGGCGCGGGCCGGATCGAGGGGATGAAGGAAGCGCGCGAGGCGCTCCAGCAGCTCGGCGAGCACGTCCAGAAGATCATCGGCCGGGAGGCGGTCAACGCCGCCGCCGACCTGCTGGTGCCCGAGGTGGCGCGGGCTGCGCCGGTGAGCAGTCGCGGCCGCAACCCGACCCCGGGGTCGCTGCAAAGGTCGGTGCGCAAGCGCGACGCCCGGCGGCGCAAGACCGAGGTGCGGGTCGAGGTGATCGCCGACGACGTCGCCGCGGTGCCGAACGAATTCGGGACGAGCAAGATGGCGGCGCAGCCGTTCTTCCGCCCGGCGGTCGACCGCAACCGCGAGCGGGCGGCGCGGGCCGTGGCGGACACCGTCAAGGACGAGGTCGAGAACGGGCCGTGGGTGAAGGGGTGACCCCATGAAATACCATTTCATGGGGACCCCGGATGAAGGGATGACCCGATGAGCGCGGCGCTGCTTCGCCAGGCGGTGACGGCGCGGCTCGACGCCGATCCGGCGGTGACGGCGATCGCCGGCGACCGGGTCAGCTGGCTGGTCCGCGGCCAGGGGTCGAAGCTGCCGGCGCTGGTGCTGCAGACGGTGAGCGGCGATCGGCCGCAGACGCTCGACGGGTTCGAGGGGATCGCGACGGCGCGGGTGCAGGCGGCGGCGATGAGCCGCGACCAGCTCGAGGCGCTGGCGCTGGCCGACGGGGCGATCGCCGTGCTGGTCCCAGAGGCCGAGGTCGAGGCCGGCGGGGCGACGGTGACCTTCTGGCGCGGCTCGGCCGAGGAGCCGCGCGACTTTTTCGACGAGGACACGAAGGGCGGAATCCACCGCGTCGTCGTCGACCTGATCCTGCGCTGGAGCAGCAGGAACGACGAGAGTTGAGCCGCGGCGGGCGGCAGTTCTAAGGTAAAGGAGACTTCAACATGGCGGACGACCAACTGGCCGGCACCGGCCATCGCGGCCAGGTGTGGCTGTCGACGGACCAGACGGCGGCGAACCTCGAGCGGATCAACCAGGTCAAGAGCTTCTCGATCCCGCGCAAGCTGCGCGAGTTCCTCGAGACCACCCACCTCGACAGCGACGCCAAGGAATATGCGCCGGCGCTGCCCGATTTCGACGAGTTCGACATCGTCACCAACTA